CCCGTGTATTAAACTATCTATTAAATAATCCACAAGGATTCAAAAGTCAACTTTCTTCTGAAATTAAAAACGAATACAATAAATATAAAAACAAAAACACCAAAGTAGTTATAAGATGGCACGACGCGGGAGATTTCTTTTCTCCTGATTATCTTGAGTTGGCTTATAATGTTGCTCGTGAACATCCAAATGTAGATTTTTATGCTTATACAAAAATGGCTTCAGTCGCAACAGGAAACAAACCTGACAATTTCAAAATAAATTTCAGTGGGGGTGCCACCCCTGAACAAGAAAAAAGGGTAGATTTTACAAAAACTAAACATAGCACCGTAGTTCCTAAAGATTTATTTTCAGATTTAGTTACCAAAGATGAAAATGATAAAATTTTAAGAGACGACAAGGGAAGAATGCAGTTTAGTTTGGACAATCTTAAAAAATTAAAAGAAAGATTGGCGGTAAAATATAATGTTCCTAATACGTCTATTATCACTTATGATGAAATGATGAAAATTTCTCCTGGCAAAGAAATGAAATATAATGTAATCGTAAGGCCCGGTGACGGAGACGACTCTGCCAACAGATCTGATGTTTTAGGAACCTATCTACTTATACATTAAAAAACACTATGAACAAAAAGGAACTCAAAAATATTATTAGGGAATGTCTCAAAGAAGAGGCATCAAAATATGGTAAAAAGAAATATAAGTTACGGATGACCAAGGATTTTGATTCTGGCATGGGAGTCTTCAAAAAAGGTGAGACTGTTAATATAGATGGATACCGAGATAATTATGGCTATTTAATAGCCGGCCACGGTTTGACCATTGACATTCCTCTCACCCATGCAGAGTTAGTTGTAGTTCAAGGAAAATTGCCGGACGAACTTCAATCCAAATTAGAACAATCAAAACTCAAATTGAATTCTGTTCTAAAAGCAAGAACATCTTATTACTCAGATGTCTTCACCAAAGAAGATGTGGATGAATTCGTTGCTTCGGTTGAAGATATTTTAAAGAAAATTAAAACGGCAGTTCCACCAGAGAGAGAATCTTAAAATCTTAAAAATTCTATGAAAAAATCTGAATTAAAACAAATCATTAAAGAGTGCATTAAAGAAATTTCTTCTGACACTCAAGGCATGAATGAAGAATCTTCAATTGATCTTGATGTAAGCAAGATAGAAGATATTGAAGTTGACGGCGTTAATCGTAGAGATTATCCGGACTTTGTAGATGCCTACGTTGTTAGTGCCGTTTATCCAATGGTTTCAAATCCAGTCAGACCTTCTGATTGGAGAGATTTGACTGAAGACGAGTTAGATTGGTTGAATGATACGCATCCTGAAATTGCGCAAGAAAAAGCACGCAGCCTTTACTCTTGAAGAAAATTAAAAAGGCATTCCAATCGGAGAGAGAATCTTAAAAAACTATTTGGGGAATATGTACCAATATAACCGTTGAAAATTTCAACGGTTATATTGTTTTTTATATATTTATATATTGATGCGAGTCGATTATAAATTTATCAGATTTATATTTTTTATAATTTTAATTTATTTATCTGGTTGTATAACTTCTCATAAAAGATTAAATTTTAAAGTCGATGATATTAAACAGAGTGTAGAAGTTAAACAAACTTTTTCCTTCATAGAATTATATCATCTTTTCAAATGTTTAGAATTGGTAAAACTAATTGATCCCACACAGACATACATAAATTATGAACATATACCTGTTTACTGGATGTCTTCTAAAAAATTCGCCGGTTTAACAGTGTGGAATAAAGATGACGAATTGTTGGGAATATTTTTGGATGAAGATTTAAAAATAAAAGATTATAATGATAACTTTCAATATCTAAACCTTGGTGCAATATACAGTCATGAACTAAGTCACGCTTTGCATGGAACAAAAGATCCATATACATCTACTATAACCGAAAGAAAGATATATTCTATAGTTGCCACCAATAACAATGTTATTAAATTAATAATAAATTGGAAACCTTTTTAAGCTAATAAATCTTTTTCTATCTGACCATCATAAACAATAGATACGGGTCTGGCATCGGGCGTGCTTAATTTTTTATTATAATCGATTCCAATTAAAGAATATACAGTGGCAGCCAAATTTTCTACCGTTAGTGGATCTTTATCAGGTTGAGCTCCATTTGCATCACTTTCACCGTGAACATATCCTTTTTTAATACCTCCACCAGCTAATGCAATACTATAAACCGATGGCCAATGATCTCTACCCGCCGTCGCGTTTATCTTGGGAGTTCTACCAAATTCACTCGTAACTAATACGAGTGTTTCGTTTAATAATCCACGTTGTTCCAAATCAGTTATCAGTGCCGCATATGCTTTGTCAAATTGAGGCAATTGATTTTTTATACCTGCCGCGATGTTGTCGTGGTGATCCCACCCACCAAATGTTAATGTTACAAATCTTGTGCCGGCTTCAATTAATCTACGTGCCAATAACATTCTTTGTCCGGCAGAATTTCTTCCATAAAAATCTCTAATTTGAGCATTTTCTTTTTCTATATCAAATGCGATTTTTGCTTTTTCAGAACTTATTAAATCATATGCTTTTTGATAAAAACTATCAGTTGCACGAAGTTTGTCATCATCTTGTTTTGAAAAATATTCATTAACCGTCTCAAGAATATTTTTTCTTGTCTTGAATCTGTTCTCATCCACTCCAGTTGGAAATGATAAGTCTTGAACCTTATAGCCAGTATTTGCCGGATCTGCATTTATGCTAAATCCACTATACATTTTACTTAAATAGCCTGTTCCTGCGAATTCGGTGGGTTGACTTGGAATACAAATATATGGTGGTATGTTGTTTCTGACCCCCAATTCATGCGATACAACCGACCCAATGCTTGGATATGTCAAGGCTGCACTTGGTTTGTAGCCGGTAAACATATTGTGAGTTCCTCTTTCATGTGCCGCCTCACCATGAGTCATAGAACGAACAACGGTGATTTTATTTGCAATTTTAGCAGTCTCAACTAAATTTTCAGAAAAATGAATTCCTGGTATGGAAGTTTTTATACTGTTCAATGGACCACGATATTCAATGGGAGCATAAATTTTAGGATCCCAACTTTCTTGATGAGCCATTCCTCCGGGAAGAAAAATGTTGATTACAGATTTTGCACGGGCCGGTGTATTAGATGTGGATTGAATTGCCAATGTTTCATTTAAAGACAGGCCCAAACTACCTAAAAATCCGACAGCCAAAAAATTTCTGCGACTTAAATTATACATTCCGTGGTCATTTCCCCCACACCATTTTGAAGAATATCTTGAAATCATATATCATAAATATATATCAAACTTTTGTGTCAATGTCAATATATTATTGTTGATCAAAATATATATTCTTCTAATAGTCGAAACATTCACATTCACTAAATGGGTTTTTTAATATTCAGAAAAACAAATATTTTCTTATAATAACAAATCAAAGGAATATGTCGACCAAATTATAAATTATTTAAGATTCTACAATTATAACAAAATTTTAAAATTCGTTAATATTAATTAAAATCTATTATAGTTATTAATATGTCAATTTTACTTGAAGGTATTAAAGATAGTGTTTTTCTGGAAAAAAAAGAGAAATCCGAAGTGGTGAATTTTGTTAAAAATCACTATTTAGGTAAATATCCCGCCGCCGTCGCTGTTAATTATGGTGTAATGTATCGGAGGCCTGATGGAAAGATTGATATGATCGGTGTGATTATATATGGACAAACAACCAAACCAAATGAAACTCAGGAAATCGCCGTAGATGAACGTGGAGAAAGTATCTTAAAACAAGGAGATGTACTTGAACTTCAAAGACTGTATTTGACTCCCGAGGCCAAATCTAATCCAGAATTGAGAAACCTCGCCTCATTTGTAATTAGTAGGGGAAATGTAAAATTACGTGAAGATTATCCGTCCGTGAAGGTAGTCATAACAAGAGCCGATTCAGGACAAGGTCATCTAGGTTCAATTTATCAAGCCACAAATGCCATTTATTTGGGATTAAGTAAAGATCGTCTTAGATTGTTCGATAAAGTTAAGAATAAGTTCATATACAGAAATAGAGAGCTTGTTAAGTATGGTTTCAAAGACGCCAAAGAAGCGGTGTTAGATGCTAAAAATAATCCTGACAGTCCTTTTGAAATTAAGTTAATGACAGGAAAACACTTTTACATATATATTTTATCAGGAGCAAATTCAACAGAGGGAAAAACGATTTTATCCAACTTAGTCAAAGACATTCAACCTTATCCAAAAAAAGTGGTCGAAAACATGA